GCTAAAGATATTATATTTCAACAAGCAGATGGAACAGAAGTAGCTAGAATAGAAGACAACGCTACTTTTAATGTTGTGACAGGTAAATTAGCTATTAATGGAACAGCAATTACATCAACAGCAGCAGAACTTAATTTGCTTGATGGTGTTTCTGGATTGGTACAAGCAGATTTAACAAAATTAGCGGCTGTGGATTCAACAGCAACAGAACTTAATATTGTAGATGGTGGAACATCTGCAACAAGTACAACTTTAGTAGATGCTGATAGATTGGTAGCAAATGATGCTGGAACTATGGTCCAAGTAGCTATGTCAGATGTTAAAACATATTTAAGTAGTGCAGGGTTTAGTACAGACGATCCAACAGCACTTGCAATTGCTTTAGGATAATATATAAAACAAAAAAGGAGATAAAATATGGCAAATACGTTTCGAGTAGTTACTTTCGCAGCAGAACCAAACTCTGCGGGAACCCCGTACACTATGTATACGGTCCCATCAAGTACAACTACAGTAGTCATAGGTTTAATCTTAACTAACATCAACACAACTTCTGTTACAGCAGAAGTAGAACTGGTTAGTGATACGGCAACAACAGTCAACACTGGAGCCGCCGCAGCTAATGGTACAGCCTTTCTTGTAAAGGACGTGAACATTCCCGCGGGTAGTTCTTTGGAGGTCTTGACGGGAGGCAAGGTTATCTTGCAAACCACTGATGTACTTCGAGTTGATTGTTCGGTTGCAGATAAGCTTTCTGGCACGTTGAGCATTATGGAGATAACGTAAGATGGCCTATATCGGGAATCAGCCCACAGACAACTTCGTTACATTTGCTACGCAGAATTTTTCTACGTCAGCAACGTCTTCGTATACTTTAGATCATGCAGTAAGTAATGAAAACGAAATTGCACTTTTTATAAATAACGTACGTCAACATCCTGGATCTGGTAAAGCATATACTGCTACAGGAACAGCGTTGACATTATCAGAAAATACAGCTTCGACAGATGTCATGTACTGTATTTTTTTAGGTAGAGCTATTCAATCAACAGTTCCATCAACTAATAGTATTACAGCTGCAATGGTTAGTAATGATTTAATATCTGGTAAAACTGCTTTAGCAAGTGAACCAGCTGATACTGATGAGTTTTTAGTATCAGATGCTGGAACACTAAAAAGAATTGATTACTCACTTATTAAAGGTGGTGGAATAACTGAAGCTGACCAATGGCGAATAACTTCAAATCATACTCCAGGTGGATCAGCAGCAATTATAAGTTCTAATTGGGAAAGAGTTGATACTGATGGATTTGGACACATAGGAACAGGAATGTCTGAAAGTTCAGGTATATTTACTTTTCCATCAACAGGATTTTATTTAATAAATATGAATTTTTGGTATGCAGAATTAGATACTGATTATATTGTTAGTTATATTTATACCACTACAGATAATTCATCTTATGGTGATGCAGCAGGATCTGTAGGATCTGGTGATAACACAAGTAAAAACAATACAGGATCAATGCAATTTATATTTGATGTTACAAATACTTCTACTCATAAAGTTGCGTTTTATGCATTAAGACATGGTAGTAATGCTCAAATAAAAGGTAGCTCAAGTACAAATCAAAGTGCAGTAAGTTTTATCAGATTAGGGGATACATAAAATGGATAGAGATTATTTGCAATTAGCTTTACAAACTTTCAATGGTAGTAATTGGTATGGTTGGAAAACACATGATAGCAATGGAGATAAAATTCCTAATTCTGATCGTATGCAATATAAACATATTAAAATTATTAAAGAAGGTGCAACAATACCAAGCGAAGCTGATGTGAATGCAAAGATAAAAGAAATAAAAGATGCAGAAACAGCGTTAGCTAATAAAAAAAAATCAGGTAAACAAAAATTAAAAGATCTTGGTTTAGATGACGATGAGATAAAAGCATTGATGGGGGCATAACATGGCTCTTTCTAAGGTTGATTTTAATAACATAAACGTTACACCCGCAGCTAGTAAAAAACTTAAATGGAATTCTAGTGCTAATGGTTTTGAAACAGGAGACGTTGGTGGTAGTATGGTTTTAATATCGACAGTTACAGCTAGTAGTAGTTCTACACTTAGTTTTACTTCAGGAATAGATTCAACCTATAAAGAATATATATTTAAGTTTATAGATATACACCCATCTTATGATAGTGGAAAATTTAGTTTTAATCTAAGTGTTGATGGTGGTTCTAATTATAATGTAACTAAAACAACTACTTGTTTTGAAGGATATCATTATGAAGATGGTAGCTCTTCTGTATTTAATTTTGCTGGTGGTGGAGCTTTAGCACAAAGTACAGCAGATCAAAATATATTAAGAGGTGTAGGTGCTGATAATGACCAATCAGGTTGTGCAACCATGCACTTATTTGAGCCATCATCTACAACTTTTGTAAAACATTTTTTAATTAGAGCTTCGAGATCACAAAGTATAGATTATGCTGCTGATAATTTTTTTGCTGGATATGGAAATACTACTTCAGCAGTAGATGCAATTAGATTTCAATTTAACTCAGGCAACATAGATGCTGGAACAATTAAAATGTATGGAGTTACATAATGGCAATATCTAAATTTAATTATAATAGTTTTAATGTAACACCTGTTGCAGGTGCAGCGTTAGCATTTGATGCAGATGCAGATGGTTTTTCAACAGCAACATCTACAGCACTAACACATATTAAAACTTTAACAGCATCAAGTTCCGCTACATTAAGTTTTGTAGACGGTAGTTCAGATGTAGTTTTTGATAACACATATCCTGTTTACTTATTTAAGTTTTTTAATATTCATCCAGCATCTACTCAACCTTTTTTATTTCAAGGATCAACTGATACTGGTAGTTCTTATGGAGTCACTATGACATCAAGTGCATTTAGAGTATTTAATAATGAAGCTGGTACTTCTACAAGTTTAAGTGCTGATACTGGAAATGACCAAGCTCAAGCAACAGGTTTTCAAAAATTACATGGAAATATAGTAAATTCTAATGATCATGGTGGTAGTGGTGAACTATATATTTTTTCACCATCATCAACAACATTTGTAAAACATTTTTTATCTAGAATAAATGCAAGTTTAGATGATGCTGTTGTACAAGAACAATTTATTGCTGGATATTTTAATACGACATCAGCTATTGATGCTATACAATTTAAAATGAATTCAGGTAACATAGATTCTGGCACAATCAAACTTTACGGAATTAAGGATAGTTAATGGCAATATCAAAATTGAATTATAATAGTTTAAATGTAACTGCATCTGCAAATCAAGCAATTGGTTTTGATTCAGGAGCTGATGATCTTGAAACAGGTGCAGCTGGTGGATCTATGAAGTTTATTAAAAAACTAACAGCTAGTTCATCTGCTACTTTATCTTTTGTGGATGGTACTTCAGATGTTGTTTTAGATTCTACTTATAAAGAATATATGTTTATATTTAACAATATACATCCAGCTACAGATAATGCAGAATTTTCTTTTCAAGGAAATGCTGCTGGTGGGAGTGGTTATAATGAAACAATCACTTCAACTCAATTTGAAGTATATCACACAGAGGATGGAACAGCAAATTCATTGGCTTATAAAAGTGCTAGAGATCAGGCTCAAGGCACAGGATTTCAAACACTATCTTTACCAACACATGAAAATGATAATGGAGCTAGTGGTTACTTACATTTATTTAATCCTAGTTCTACTACATTTATAAAACATTTTATAGCAAAAGTACAAACTGTAAATTCTGATACTTATTGCACTTGTAATTTTACAGCTGGATATTTTAACACAACTTCAGCAATAGATGAAATACAGTTTAAATTTAGCTCAGGCAACATAGCTGCTGGTTACTGTAATGTAACGGCAGCTATTGATGCTGTTCAGTTTGCTATGAGTTCAGGTAACATAGATGCTGGAACTATAACCTTGTATGGAATCAGTTAATATGATAAACAAAATAAAAGGAGTAATATAGTATGGCCTACATTGGCGCTCAGCCTTCATTTGGTAATTTTCAAGCTTGCGATGCGATATCGACGAGCGCTACAGACACATTCAACTTAACTGTTGGTGGTGTAGCTATCAGCCCAGTTTCGGCCCAACACTGTTTGGTATCATTAAATGGTGTCCTACAAGCTCCTATATCATCCTACACTATTGTAGGCAGTACGATTGTATTCGCAGCGGCGCTGACAACATCAGATTCCATTGACTTCATCACTATAATGGGCGACACTCTCGACCTCGGTGTACCGTCCGATGGAACTGTAACAGAACCAAAACTTGCAGCTAATACTGGTGGTATTGTAGATTGGCAAGCAGTAGTTACTGGTGCAACGACAATGGTTGCAGGTCGAGGATATTTTGTTGATACATCTAGTTCAGCAATTACAATGACATTACCCGCATCCGCAGTTCGAGGTGACGAAGTTCACATAATCGATTACGCTGCAACAGCAGATACAAACAATATTACTGTTGGCAGAAACTCACACAAGATTCAAGGAGCGTCAGAAAATTTGACGGTTGCAACAGAAAGAGCCGCTTTTACTCTTGTGTATGTTGACTCTACGCAAGGTTGGCTATTAAAGGAGAAGTAAGATGGCTAATTATAACGCTATCAAGTATGATGGGTTTAGTAAAGGCTCTCTTACTTTAATTAAAACTTTAACCGCTAGTTCTAGTAGCACTTTGTCTTTTGTTGATGGTACTTCAGATGTTGTTTTAGATTCTACTTATAAAGAATATTTATTTATTTTTAATGATATTCATCCATCTGCAGAAGCTGATTTTACTTTTCAAGGAAATGCTGCTGGTGGAAGTGGGTACAATGAAACAATTACATCTACAAGTTTTGATGCTTTTCATAGAGAAAATGATACACAAAATAATCTTAATTATAATAGTGGTGGGGATCAAGCACAAGGTACATCTTTTCAACTATTAAATTATGATGCACCTATTGAAAATGATAATGATTCTTCTTTAGGTGGGTACTTGCATCTTTTTAATCCATCAAGCACAACATTTGTTAAACATTTTATTGCTAGAACTCAACACATGGGTATTTCAAGCGATCCATTAAGTCATGACAATTTTTGTGCTGGTTACTTTAACACAACTTCAGCTATTGATGAAATACAATTTAAAATGTCATCAGGCAACATAGACGCTGGAACTATACAACTATTTGGAGTTAATTAATGGCAACATATCAAAATTCAAGATATAACATAGCTTTACCATCTGGATCAGGTGGTGCGTTAGTTCATATTAAAACTTTAACAGCTTCATCGTCTGCTAATTTATCTTTTGTTGATGGATCAAGTGATGTAGTTTTAGATAATACTTATAGAACTTATCTTTTTAAACTTATAAATCTTCATCCAGCAACAGATGATACAGTTCTTCAAGTAAATTTTAGAGATGGTGGTTCATCTTATGATGCTACAAAAACTTCAACTTTTTTTAATGCTTCACACGACGAAGGAGGCACTGCTACAGGTTTAGCTTATGTAGCGAGTGGTGCTGGAGAAGATTTAGCACAATCTACTGGAGTACAAGAAATGACAAGATCAATTGGTGCAGATGCTGATCAATGTGCAAGTGGAGAACTTTGGTTATATAATCCATCGTCTACTACTTTTGTAAAACATTGGATGTCAAGAACAAATATATCTACTTATACTAACTATAGTTTTGATTGTTATGTAGGTGGATATGCTAACGTTACTGCTGCAATAGATGGAGTTCAATTTACTATGGCATCTGGCAACATAGATTCTGGTTCAATTAAACTTTACGGGATAGCATAATGGCAACATACGCAAGCATAAAATATGACATGGATCTAGCATCGAGTGCTACAGGCGCTGGTGCTTTGACTTTGTTATCCACTCAAACTGCATCAAGTTCAGCCACAATAGATTTTACAAGTGGTATTGATAGCACTTATAAATTATATATTTTTAAATTTTATGATATACATCCAGCAACAGATAATCAAGATCTACAATTTAATGCAAGTGTAGATGGTGGAAGCAATTACAATGTAGCAAAAACATCTACTACTTTTCAAGCACAACACGATGAATCAGATACTGAAGCATTATTGCAATACAACACAGATAGAGATTTAGCACAAGGGACTGGTGCCCAAAGATTTACTTTGCAAATTGGTAATGATAATGATCAATCTGTAGTTGGAACTTTACATTTATTTGATCCATCAAATACAACTTTTATTAAACATTATTTAGCAACAGTACAAGGTGCAAATGCTAGTAATTATACACAACAACTTTATACTGGTGGTTATATGAATACTACAAGTGCAGTAAATGCTATACAATTTTCTTTTCAATCTGGAAATATAGATAGTGGAACAATTAAACTTTATGGGGTATCATAGACTATGGCTATTAAAGTTGCAGTAAACAGAGCACTAACAGCAATCACAGCGCTGCCAACAGCAGCAGCTTTGACTGATGGTAACTTAACATTGCTTACAACAGCAACAGCAAGTTCTAGTTCTACAATATCTTTTACATCTAATATTGATAGCACCTACCATGAATATCTTTTTAAATTTTTTGATATACACCCAAATGGTGATGCAAAACAATTTCAGTTTCAAGCAGATACAGGAACTAATACATCTTACAATCAAACTCTTACTACAAGCACTTTTACTGCATATCATAATGAAGATGGTGATTCTACAGCTTTAGTTTACGCTGATAATGACCATGCACAAGGCACAGGATTTCAACATTTAAGTGTTTCTACAGGAAACGATAATGACCAATCTGTTTCAGGCACCTTACATTTATTTAATCCTAGTTCTACAACATTTGCAAAACATTTTTTAGCAAGATCATCAACTTATACTGCTAATAATCATTGTTATGATTTATATGTCGGAGGATATTTTAATACTACAACAGCAATAACAAGAGTTCAGTTTAAATATACAGGAGATACAATAGATGCTGGAACAATTAAAATGTACGGAGTGGGGCCAAAACAATCATGATCATAGGTGGACCAGCATTAACAAAATACAACGATAGAGCTCTTAGGAATTTAACTACGGCTCCTGCATCCGTAACAAGTTCTCCAGGTGCGTTAGTTCATATTAAAACTTTAACAGCTAGTTCTAGTGCTAATCTTTCGTTTGTTCATGGAAGTTCAGATGTTGTTTTGGATAGCACATACCCTATCTATAAATTTGAATTTATAAATATTCATCCAGCAACAGATAATGCTCATTTTCAATTTAATTTTAGAGATGGAGATACAGATTATGACGCAGTAAAAACAACTACAGCTTTTGAATCATATCAAAATGAAGCAGGAACAAGTTCTGCTTTAACATATCAAGCAACTAATGATATTGCTCAAGGTACAGGTTTTCAAGATATAGCAACAGATGTAGGAAATGGTAATGATGAATCTTGTGCTGGAACTTTACATTTATTTAATCCATCATCTACTACATTTGTAAAACACTTTATTGCTACAGGTAATATGTATAATGGTGGAGATTTTACAGTTAATGATTATGTAGCTGGTTACTGTAATACTACAACTGCAATAGATGGTGTGCAATTTAAATGTGATAGTGGTAACATAGATGCTGGTACAATTAAACTTTACGGGATAAAGGACGCATAATGACAGTACCAACTTCAGGATTAATTACAATAAATGATCGAGGAGCTAGATCAGCAACCACTTTTGGATCTGTTGAAGCTTCTGGTGGCAACATGGTATTTATTAAAAAACTAACAGCTAGTTCTAGTGCAACTTTATCTTTTGTTGATGGCACAAGTAGTGTTGTTTTAGATAGTACATATAAAGAATATTTATTTACTTTTAAAGATATACATCCAGCTACTGATGGTGCAAAATTTCAAGTTAATTTTAGAGATGGTGGAAGTGATTATGATGCTAGTAAAACAACAACTCATTTTAGATCACTTCATTATGAAGATGGTACTACCGCAGCTGAAATAACTTATTTAACAGCAACAGATTTAGCAAATGGCACAGGATCGCAGTCTATTGCTCAAAATATTGGAAATGATAACGATCAATCTGCAGCTGGAGAATTACTTTTATTTAATCCTTCATCAACTACATTTGTTAAACATTTTTTATCAAGATCAATTTGCAATGGTAATGCAAATTATGCACAAGAAATTTATGCGGCTGGATACTGTAATACAACAACTGCAATAGATGGAGTTCAATTTTCAATGACTTCAGGTAATATAGACGCTGGAGATATTTGCCTTTACGGAATACTATAATAATGATACATAAACACAAAGGAGAAAACTATGCCAAGATATCATAATATAAACGGTAACAAAGTACAGTTTACAGCTGAAGAAGAAACGGCTAGAGATGCTGAAGAAAAAGCGTGGTCAGATGCTGCCCCTGCTAGAGCTTTGGCTGATTTAAGAGCTAAAAGAAATAGACTTCTTGCTGAAACTGATTACTTAGCTTTGTCTGACAATACTCTATCAGACGATATGAAAACATATCGTAAAAATCTTAGAGACTTGCCTGCAGGTAAAGACACTGTTAAAAAATGTGAAGACGCTACGTGGCCAACTAAACCGTAGTAGAGCATAGGTATATACTATGTTACAAAAGGTAAAGTTTGCACCTGGATTTAATAAACAAGTTACATCAACCGGTGGTGAAAGCCAATGGGTTAATGGTGATAACGTTCGTTTTAGATATGGCTCTCCTGAAAAAATAGGTGGTTGGGCACAATTAGGTTCTGTTGACATTACTGGTCGTAACACAGCTATTCATCATTTTGTAAATACATCAGGTATCAAGTATGCAGCACTAGGTACAAATAGAATTTTATATGCATACTCTGGTGGTATTTTTTATGACATACATCCAATTAAATCTACAACAACTCTTACAAGTGCATTTAGTACAACTAACGGTTCATCAACTGTAACATTAACTTTTGCATCTGCACATAATGTAAATAAATTTGATATTTTATTATTAGATAATTTTTCATCTATTACTAACTCTAATTTTACATCAAGTAATTTTGATGATAATAAATTTATGGTGACATCAATACCAACAGATACAACATTAACAATTGATGTTGGATCTAACGAGTCTGGTTCTGGTGCATCTACATCTGGTGGTATTCGTGTTAAACACTATTATCCAGTTGGACCAGCAGTTGAGGTTGCAACAACAGGTTGGGGTCTTGGTTCATGGGGTGGATCACAAACAGGTCAATTTACATCAACACTATCATCCAGCATAAATACAAGTGTAACATCTTTAACTATGGCAAGTTCATCTTCATTTCCATCATCAGGAACTGTATTAATTGATAATGAGTTAATTACTTACACAGGAAATAGTGGTGGAACATTATCAGGATTAACAAGAGGTGCTAGTGGTACAACAGCTGCATCTCATTCATCTGGTGACACAGTAACTGATGCATCTAATTTTTTTGCATGGAATGCTGCTGCATCAGGAGATATTGTAACAGCTCCTGGATTATGGTCATTAGATAATTTAGGTAATAAATTAATTGCAACTATAAATGGTGGTGAAAGTTTTGAATGGGATTCAAATCCTGTGGGAGCAAACAATACAAGAGCAACTATTATAACAGGTGCACCAACAGCATCTGCATTTAGTTTGGTATCTACACCCGATCGTCACTTAATATTTTTTGGAACAGAAACAACTATTGGAACATCATCAACACAAGATGAAATGTTTATAAGATTCTCTTCTCAAGAAGATATTAATACTTATACACCAAGTGCAACAAACACTGCAGGCACACAAAGACTTGCAGATGGATCTAAAATTGTTGGTGCTATTAGAGGTAGAGATGCAATTTACATTTGGACAGATACAGCATTATTTATTATGAGATTTGTTGGTCCACCATTTACTTTCTCATTTCAACAAGTTGGTACTAACTGTGGATTAATTGGACAGAACGCAGCCGTTGAGGTTGATGGTACAGCTTACTGGATGTCAGAGAATGGTTTCTTTAGATATACAGGTAAACTAGAATCATTACCATGTTTAGTTGAAGATCATGTCTACGATGATATTAACACAATTCCAAAACAACATATTAATGCAGGACTTAATAACTTGTTTGGTGAAGTTATATGGTTCTATCCTAACTCAGGTTCAGGAACAGTTAACAGAATGGTAGCTTATAATTATCTAGATTCAAGTCCCGAGCGACCGGTATGGACTGTTGGTACATTAGCAAGAAGTGCTTGGCAAGACTCAGCAGTATTTGGTAAACCACATGCAACAGAATATAATGCAGATGGTACAACTGCAACAACAGATGTTAATTATATTTTTGGTAATAGCGATGGTACATCAACATACTATGAACATGAAACAGGATTAAACCAAGTTAAAGAAGGTGCAACAACTGCAATTACTGCAAACATTGAGTCTGGTAGTTTTGATATTGGTCAACAAGGGCTAGCTGGTGATGGTGAATTTATGATGAAAATAAGAAGAGTTATACCAGATTTTTTATCACAAACAGGTAATGCGAGAGTTACACTTAATTTAAAAGATTTTCCAAATCAAACAAAAGCTAGTTCTACATTAGGCCCATTTACAATTAGTAGTAGTTCAACTAAAATAGATACACGTGCTAGAGCTAGAGAAATATCTTTAAAAGTAGAAAACACTAGCACCGGTCAGTTTTGGAAACTTGGAACATTTAGATTAGATATACAACCAGACGGAAGAAGATAATGGCAAGAATAGTACAATCATTAACACAACCAGCTAGAAATTATGATCAACAAATACAACAATCTTTTGTAAGAGATGTTGATAGTATTGTACAAAAATTAAATACAACTTTTCAACAAGATATAAAAGACGAAGCAGAAGCGGAGGCATATTTCTTTGGCTAATTCATTCGTAAATAAAAAAGTAGATTTAACTACAACAAGTGCCACTACATTGTATACAGTGCCTAGTGCTACAACAGCTATTATAAAATCTATATTAGTATCTGAAGATTCTGGAAATGCAGATACTATAACAGTGACTATTACAGATACTAGTGATAATGTATTTAGTCTTTTTAAGACCAAATCTATATCAGCCAATGGCACAACAGAATTATTATCAGCTCCTTTAGTATTAGAAGAAAGTGAGATACTAAAAGTGACTGCAGCAACAGCTAATAGACTACATGTAGTTCTCTCGGCTCTACAATCTAAGCCTAGAGAGGTTACATCGTAGCTTGATTTACTTGTAAAAAACAAGTAATAATGTAAATTCAGGTGTAATTCCTGCCTAACTATAATATAAAACAATTGACATAAATATGATTAACAGAGCAAAAATGCCAAGACAACTACGTGGAAAAGGTGGAATAACAAATATTACTCCAAGAACAAATTATCTTTTTGGTGGTATTAAAGATAGAATTAGAAAAATTATACCTAATGAACTTGCAAATTTTGCAGCTAAAGCTGCACCACTTGTAGCTCCGTTCAATCCACTAGCAGCAGGTATCATGCGTGGTGTTGGTAGATTTGATAAACGAGGAAGTGTTAGCGATGCCCTTAAACAAGGACTTGGAACTTTTGGATTTGGTAAAGGTGTGGGAATGCTAGGTGGTGCTCAAAGTGATGGTTTTTTTGGTAGTCAAACATTTACTAAAAAAGGATTTGAACAAGGACCGATAGGTAGATTATTTCAAAAACCTGAAGTTAATCTTGGAAAAACATCAACAGACCCTAAAGGTATTAAATCAGTAATAGAGGGTGCTAAAAAATTAGACAATATTCCAATAATTGGAGAACTGCCTGATATGGTTAAACAACAAATATTAGTTGGCGGTATAACTGCTGCAGGAACATATATTTATGAAAAATTTTTAGCAGAAGAACCACCTCAAGAATCAGGTGAAACTGTAGAACAATATTTAGCTAGACGAAAAGAAAGCGTAGGCAATAAAATGAGATCGTATTTTGATAATTATTTTGCAAATGATCCAGAATACTCTGCATTAGATGATGAAGGTAGAAACGCATTTGTTGACAGATACAATATTAAAGATGGTGGTATGCCAACAGGTATTATGAAGACTAATCAAGCAGGAGTTATGGAACGAGACTACAGAGATGAAGGTGGTTTTGTGCCAGTGGGTATTAAAGAAAAAGCAGATGATGTACCAGCTATGTTATCAAAAAACGAGTTTGTAATGACTGCTGATGCTGTTCGAGGAGCAGGTAATGGTAGCATTGAAAAAGGAGCACAAAAGATGTATGATACAATGAAAAAATTAGAGAATAGAGTATCTTAATGGATAAAAATATGAAAATGGCTTCAGCCCCTGATTTAGAAGATTCAAGAAATGAATTAGCATTAGAATTGTTTGGTAAAGATTTAAGATTATTAACACCTGAAGAAATGGATATGCTTGATCAAGAAGTTGAAAGACTTATGCAAAAATTTATGGCTGATGGCGGTAGAGTATTAAAACAAACAGGTGGTATAACAGAAACAAGACAATTATCACCAGAGTTTATAGAAGCAGCGCAAAAAACATTTTTAGCTGATCTTACAAGACAGACTGGAACACCAACAGTTACAACTGCAACAACTCAACAACCTGGTGAGACTGCACAACAATTTGCACAAAGACAAGCATTAGCACAACAGTTTGGAATTAGACAAGCAGGTATGGCAGCACTTGCACCACAAGTTGCACCTGAAACACAATTACAAATTGATGCTAGAACACAAGCACAAGACGCAGCTACAGGATTAGGTTCTTTTCAACCTTTTCTAACTAAAGCTACAACAGCTGCAGATGCAGCAACAAGTTTAATTGGACCAATGACAACAGCACAAAGACAAGCTTACATGTCACCTTTTCAACAAGATGTTATTGATACAACGTTAACAGAATTTGATAGACAAGCTCAAGCTCAACAAGCACAACAAGCGGCTAGAACATTAGGAACACCGGGTGCTTTTGGTGGTGGCCGTGAAGGTGTACTACAAGCAGAGTATCAAGCAGCAAGTGACAGGAATCGAGCGGCTATACAAGCAGGATTATTACAACAAGGATTTCAACAAGCACAACAATCAAGAGCAGCAGATTTAGCTGCGCAAAGAGGAGTAGCTGCTTTACAATCTGGATTAGGTGCACAACAACAAGCATTATCAAGAGGACAAATATCTGGCCTTGGTACATTAGGTGCTGCACAACAAGCTCAACAACAAGCTATACTTGATGCACAAAGACAATCAGCACAAATGGCAATAACAGAACCACAACAAAGATTATCTACACTAGGAGCAGGTGTCATGGGAATAACACCAGGTGCAGGATCAATACAAATAGCTGACACACCAGCAGCGCCACAAGCTAGTCCATTAGCAACAGCATTAGGTTTAGGCCTTGCAGGTGCTGATATCTATGGAAGGATATTTGACTAGTGTCTAAAATTTTAAAACGACCAATGTTTCGAAGAGGCGGACCAGCTAATGATGGTATCATGACTGGACTTGTTGATAGAACTAAACATGCAGATAATCCTTTTGTTACAGGTATAGGTAAAAGAACAGATGTATTAGCACCTGAGTTTGAAACTATACTTGATAAATATACTCCTAAAACAAAATTACCTATTGGTGAGCTTGGTTTAAACCTAGCATCAGGTATGTCATTTACAGATGCATTAAGAGATCCTTATAAAAGATTTACAACAGCTGACGATGCAAGAGAAGCAGCTGTTAAAACTGGAGCTGCTAAATTAGCACTTGGTCAAGCTATGAAAGAAGCACAGCCTAGTGATAAAAGATCGCAAATTGCATTAAAAGCAAGAGAAGCTTTTGGTAATAAAAATATAATTAATCCAACAACAGGAAAACCTTTTGCTTCCTATGGTGAAGCATACACATATTTTTCTATGAGTGCAGCAGATCCAGGGCGTAGATCTATACCAGGAGATGTTGAAAGATCTAAACAAAATTTTATAGCTCAAGGGACTTATGGAGACAATGAAGTTTTAGCAGAAAGACATGCTATTGCAAATACAATTGTAAAAGCAGCAGTTTCAAAAGATGAAAATTATACGGGTAAAAGAATTAAAATAGATAAAAAAACTAAAAAATATAAAACAGAAGGTGAAGCACCTGGTATTTATGTTGATGTAGTAAATGGTAAAATAATTGAAATTAATCCAGATGGTACAACAGAGGAAAGACTAGAATTAACAGCTATACTACAAAGTTATAGATAGGAGGTTAGATGGCTGAAGATATAGATGCGTTTGGCTACTTTGACCTTACACCACAAGAACAAAGTTCAGAAACAAGTGCAATCACAGCAGCGATGGCAGGTATAGCATCAGGTGTAATAAAAGTGCCTGAAGGTGTTATATCACTTGGAGCAGAGTTAATAGATCTAGGTTTTGATACAGATCTTGCTGTTAAAGTAGAAACAGCATTTGATAAAATAAATGTATTTGAAGAAGTGGCTGATGATAGAGCTATTGGTAAAATAGCAGAAACATTAATACAAATAGGTGTTCCAGGTGGTATAGGTTTTAAATTAGCAAGCGGTGCTGTTAAAGCAAAAAAAGCTGGTAACTATATGAATGCAGCAGGCATGAATTTACAAAAAGCTGCTAAGAAAGCAAACGATTTTAATAAAACATTAGGTAAGAAAAAATTTGTAGCTGGTATGGCTGGTGGCGTTGCAGGTGAAGCTTTTGTTGCAAACGTAGAAGATATAGGAAGTTTTGGTGATGCATTTGAAGCTGGACCAACACAATTAGAAGAAACTACTGACGAAGGTGGTAGAGAAGATGCTGGTAAAAAATTAATGAATAGACTTAAGTTTGGTTCAGAAAGTCCTGTTACTTTGTTAGCTGGATATGGTGCAGGTAAAGCAATTAAAGCTGCTGTGCAACGTGGTAGAAGATTAGAATTTAGTAATGCTACATTAGATAAATATTTTAATAAAGTATTTTCTGCATTACGAGCAAGAGGTGCAAAACCTCAAGAAATATTTGAAAGTAAGATGGCAGAAAAAGGTGCAACTATGGCTGATACTAATAGATCCATGGAGTTAGACAAGTTGATAGTATGTTTCCAACAATAAAATCTTTATTTGATAAAACAACTGAAAAAAGAAAAGCAGATATATATAAACAATTAAATGATGTTTTGTTTTCAGATAACATAGGTAAAAAAATATCACCTAATAAATCTGCACCTATATATAAGTTATTAAAAGATAACGGTGCAACCGATGATTCTATAAAATCAATATTTAGTTCTTTAAATGGTGCAAGAGAAACTTTTTCTAATTTAATTAATTTATCATCTAATGCACCAAAAGATGTAAAGACATTACAATCTTTAATGGGTAACAGAGTAAAAGAATATCTTGGTAATACTTATAGAATATTTGAAGATAAATCTTTTTTGCCCTACATGAAATATGCTCCAACAGAAGAAGCTATTAAAAATACACAAAAATTTTTTAAAGATTATGCAGCTAAGAATGGTAAAAAACTTACAGACTTTCAAGCAGAAACTATGGTTAACACTGTTATTAAAACAGCACAAAAACAGAAAGGACCTCCAGGTTTACCTTTTAGATACATTGATGACACAGCTGCAGATGAAGGACCAGAGTTAGATAAATTTTTTAAGAACGTACTTACAGATCAAATTAAACCAACACGTATTCTTGCTGAAACAAAAGGTAAAGACAAAGCAACCATACAAGCTTTGTTTGGTAAAATAGAAGACCCTAGATTTTCTATATATAATAGTATGACAAAACTTTCTTCTATTGCTAGAAAAAATGAATTGTTTGAAAAACTTGCTAAACAAGACAATGCTGTTAAAGCATCAATTACAAAAAATACACCAGCAGGTGCTAGAGGTTTCTTTTTTGATGATCCATTAGAAGCATCAGCAGCTTTACCTAATCAAGATATAGTAGAATTAGATAAATATCTTTTACCATTTTTTAAAGATGAATTTACTGTTAATCCATTACAAGGTAAGTTTACATCAAAAGCAATAGCTGAAGGATTAGGTGATTCATCAAGAGCATTACAATTTTTATTTGAACCAAGACCTGGAGCTACAGGTGTAGAAAAAGGTTTAACATGGGGCTATCGTAATTTAATTTTATTTCCAAAAGCAGCATCACAAGTTGCAAAAACAATACTTGCACCTGTTACACATTTTAGAAATTTGTTTTCTGCAACAGGATTTTCTGCAGCAAACGGTATATTTTTTGAAAACCCTGCAATTGTAGCAAGAGCATTTGGAGATGCTTTTGCACCATTACAAACAGGAGCACCT